TGCTTCTTTCCTTGGTTTCTACTATGCTCTAAAACGAGAGCTGGAAAAAGTCAGCACAAAAGCTGAAATGATAGAAGAAAAACATAAGCAAGATCACCAAACTGTAATACAAGCCATGAAAGATCACAAAGAAGAAACTGATAAGAAGGAAGAATTGGTTTATAAGCGTATCAGTGAGATACGTGAAGAGGTTAAAGATGCACATAGTAAACTTGAAGTAAAAATTGATGGCATAGTAGGTAGTATTTCTACAATGAATACTAACCTATCTGAGCTTACAGGATATATAAAAGCTAAAAAAGAAAATTAATCCAGCTGTTCGTGCTGTTGTGTTTTGTTGATTGTTGATTTGTTGATGAGAACCCAGAAGAAATTCTGGGTTTTCTTTTGAATAAAATAAAGTTAACTTTTGGAAGTTTAAACTTTTGTAGTATATTTGAATATAATTTAAAAATCAACAGAATGGAAAATGCACAAGATCCTGGTTTTTCTCAGGAAGAAATGAATGCAAGGAAACAAGAAATGCTTGAGTTTTACAAAGAGCAGATTGAATTCCTTGAAGTTCAAGTAAAATTTGAAAGCCTTACTGCTGAGATTGAGGAGCAAAGACTCAAGCGCATAGTAGCAATGGTCAGACAAGCTCAGATTCAAAGTCCTCCTGAAGAACATGAACCTGGTGAAAAACCTGAAGAAGGTAAAAAAAGAACTCTACGTAAAGAGGCCTAACTCTTAATTGCTAAACCAACACACATGGCAATTGTAAATCAAGTACAGAAAAAAATAAGAATGGAAGTCTGGGATATTACTAAATTCCAGTTGGCTATTCATTGTCATTTACATGACATATCTATTTCTAGCCTTGATCTTAATTGTTTAACTTTATTAGCCCTTTACGGAGAGAAAGAACTTACAGAGTTTTGTGAGGCTGCTGTTGAAAAGAAAATTTTCGGCAGCAGCCAATCTGTAAGGAATGCTCTAGCCAAAGCAGAAAAAAGAAAGCTTATTGTAAAACAGGGAAGGAGTAAGAAGAAGATTCAGATTAATCCTGAGATAAGGATTCAAACAAATGGTAACATACTCCTTGACTATAAAATTGTAAGAATTGAATCCAAAAAAGATTAAACCTTTTCTTAAATCTGTAAGTGAAGATTTAGATATGGATCAAAGTCTTGTTATAGATGTCTATGAGTTTTACTGGAGTAATGTCCGTAAAAGTTTAACTACAGTACCTTATCCTAGAATAAACATTGAAAATTTAGGAGTGTTTGAAGTTAAACTTAAAACTTTAGATCTTACAATACAAAAGTACAAAGCTTATTTAAACAAGCTGGATGCTGCTAATTTCTCTAAATATCCTAAGTATGAAAATGCTAAAAAAAGATTGGATGTTTTAGAGGCTACAAAAGAGATACTGCTAGAAGAAAGAGAAAGAAAAAAACAAATTAAAATATCAAGACATGGGAACACTACTGGAGATATGGAAGCACAAGGGACAGATTCTTGAGGGAATCAAGAACTCTGTCTTCAAAAAAGAACATGTTGAGGAAGTAGCTGCAGCAAGAAATGCTATTTGTCAATCATGTGACCTTATAGATAGAACTGGTGATAAATGTGTAATGCCTGGTACACAACCATGCTGTGGTGTATGTGGGTGTTCTTTACAGTTTTTACAGAGATCTCTGTCCTCAAAATGTGAGGCAGGTAAATGGGATGCCATACTATCTGATGATGAAGAAGATCTTTTGAATGAGCATTTAAACCCTGAACAAAAATAACATGGCAATACTTTTTCTACCGGAGGAGCACAAGTATGTAAGCATTGATCCAAATGAAAAGATAGAGTGGACTAGTGTTACTACTGTTGTTTCTAAGTTCAAAGAACCTTTTGATGCTGATAGAATTGCTATAAGCTCTTCTAAAAATAAGAAGGGTAAATGGTATGGCATGTCACCAGAAGATATTAAAAATGCTTGGAAAGCAGAAGCTGATAGAGCTATTACTTTAGGTACATGGTATCATAATCAAAGAGAAGCAGATGTCCTAGAATGTGATACAATTACACGGGATGAGTGTAAACTTAAAGTAGTTAAACCTGTAGAAGTTAATGGTGTTAAGCAAGCACCTGTACAAAAGCTAGAGAATGGTGTTTATCCTGAGCACTTTGTTTATCTTAAATCTGCAGGTATCTGCGGGCAATCAGATAGAGTAGAAGTAGTTAATGGTAGGGTAGACATTTATGACTATAAGACTAATAAAGAAATTAAAAAAGAGTCTTATGTGAACTGGGAAGGTGTTTCTAAAAAAATGCTGGGTCCTGTTAATCATCTAGATGATTGTAACTACTGGCACTATACTCTTCAACTCAGCTTGTATATGTATATGATTATCAAGCATAATCCTAAGCTTAAGCCTGGTAAACTTGTTTTAGATCATGTAATATTTGAAGATGCTGGTGTAGATAAGTCTGGCAAAAAGATACATAGACTAGACCTAGATGGTCATCCCATTATAAAAGACATTGTTAGATATGAGCTACCTTATTTAAAGGCTGAAGTCATTGCTATTATTAACCAAATGAAAGAAAATGTTAAAATATAAGAAAACATGTGGGTCTTGTAATGATAAATCATTACCATATGAATCAATCCATATAGATAATAGTAAACATCGTTTTAAGAGCAAAGACGATTTTCTTTCCTGGAATAACTTACTATATGATTTTAAACCTTGGTTTACTTATAAAAGAAAATCTTTATATAGAACCAGTACTTTATGGATTGTAAAACTTAATGATATATCTTCTGCTTCTAAATTTGAAAAATTAAGCGATGCTTTAAAAGAATTGTTTTGCTTTACAAACATTCTAAAATAAATAAGAATGCTACAGCTTAATCCTATGATCGCCATTAAAAAATACTAAAAGCAAATGTCTAAATTAAACGAAAATATAGAACTATTTAAGTGTTATGTAAAAGCATCCCACTTTACAAAAGATGATGCTGATAAAGATACTTATCACAAAGCATATGCTTTTGCAGTTCAGTCAGTAGCAGGAAAAATACTAACTTTTCATGTAATGACAGATTACGGCATGCTTAGATCAAGGGTGCCTATATCTGAAATATATATGGAGATTCCTAAAAATGATATTCCTTTTCACTTTAAGCAGCTTTGGGATTGCTTTTCTGAAAATGTTAGTGTGATTACTTATGACTACTTATATGAAAAGAGATGTCAAGTTGTTTTAAAAAATGGCACCAAAGTATGGGCTACATATCTGATGACTGTTGATTGGTATAAAAATCCTTATTCAGATGAACCCTCTGACTATAAGTGCGGACATATTTTGATAGCTGATGATGGATATTTGTTGTGTCAACCTAATAATAGAATTTACTGGAAAGATTCCAATTGGGTTACAAAAGACTTTCCTGTAGAACCTTCTACATTTAAAGTTGATACACACATAGAATCTGTTGAAGCCCAGTCTGATAAATGGGTGTCAGAAGATTCAAGCAGCTATTATTATACAATAAATAAAATAGAAAATGATAGTAAAACTGTTTGATATAGCCAATGGTGTAGTGATTCCTACAGAACATTGTTACACTCTTGTGTCACTAAAAAACATAATGGATGAGTATCCTGATGACTATTTAAAGATTTATCAGTACTTGTTTTATATGACCTGTCCTAATCCGGATATTAATCCTTTCTTTAATACCTCTGAGATAGACAAAGAAGAGATTATTCTAAATGAGATTCAAGCTGAGTTTTCAACTGAAGATCCTCCTATACAAATTGCCCTAGAATTTTGTGCAAGAATGTATGAAACACCTACATTTAGAGCTTATAAAGGTATTAAGCAAATGCTTGATAAGCTAGCTACATACATGGAAACAACAACAATAACACACGGTAGGGATGGAAACATTAACTCACTTGTTGCAGCTGCCGCAAAATTTCAGCAGATCAGGGACTCCTATAAAGGCGCATACAAAGATCTCCAAGAAGAACAAAAAAGCCAAGTTAGAGGTGGAGCAGGACTTGCCTATGACCAAATTTAGTAAAAGTGTTTCATGAAATGTGAAACAAACGGTTTTATTTCACTAAATGTGATATATCTTTATGATATAACTTTATAATATGGCAAAGACTAACGTTGAAAAAACACCTCCTAAAGGCGACATTAAATTTTCTATTACTCTATCTGAGGAACAAAAACTAGCTAAAGAACAAATAATTCTTACACCCTACAACTTTGTTCTAGGTTCTGCAGGTAGTGGAAAAACATTGCTAGCTGTGCAGATTGCTCTAGATTTTTATTTTAAGCGCAAAACCAACAAGATTGTTATTACAAGACCCACAGTATCTACAGAAGATAACGGGTTTTTGCCAGGAACTGAAAAAGAAAAAATGGAACCTTGGTTGGTTCCTATCAAGTCTAATATGAGAAAGGTTTATGATAAGCCAGACATATTAGCAAAAATGGAAGAGAATGAGAACATTGAGCTAGTTTCTCTTAGCCATTTTAGAGGAAGAACCTTTGATGATTGTGTATGTATTGTGGATGAGTTTCAGAACTTAACTAAGGCTCAATTACAGATGTGCATAGGAAGACTTGGCAAAGGATCAATGATGATCTTTACCGGAGATCCTAATCAGATTGACCTTAAGTATAAAGATCAATCAGCTATACACGATGTATCTAAAATTGAAAAATCTAAGTGGGTAAATAAGATAGTTCTTCTTGAGAATCATAGACATGAAGCTCTTAATGATGTATTAAAATTACTTAATGAGTACTGAACTTTACCAACATATACCTACTTATAAAAACGGTGAGTGGACTTATACTGACTTTGAAAGCCGGGAAGATTTTGCCGGCTTTTTAAAGTCTATATTCAAAGAACCTGGGAAATATAATTTCAATGAAACATCCCAATTATTTAATGAACAAGCAAGGTTATTTAATGTTAATAACTTGTACTGTTTAGCTCCTCAGGGTACTAAGGACTACATAAAGTATTGGGACACAGAAAAAGAAAAGTGTAGAAAAGGAGTACTTTATCATAGTGGTAATGATACCTGGTATCTTACTAGAGACTATTATATGTGGCTAAACTTCTTACCTATCTTTAACAAAGAGATTCAGAAGTTTGGTTTTGCTGATGTCAGAGATGCTCAGTATCATATGGCTCTATATGAGATCCTAGCTGAGCTTAATTATGCTCATGCAGCTATTCTAAAGAAACGTCAGATTGCATCATCATACTTTCACTGTGGTAAACTCATAAACCAGATATGGTTTGAAGAGGGTATCACACTAAAGATGGGAGCTAGTCTAAAAGACTTTGTTAATGAGAAAGGCAGTTGGAAGTTCCTTGCAGAGTATGAAGCCTTTTTAAATAAACATACTGCATGGTATAGACCTATGAATCCTAACAAAGCAATGTTCTGGCAACAGAAGATTGAGATTGTTAATTACATAGGTGGCCAAAAGAGAAAGTCTGAAGTAGGTCTTAAAGGTGTACTCCAAGCTATTTCCTTTGATAAGAGTCCTACAAATGCTGTCGGTGGTCCTACTAAGTACTTCTTCTATGAAGAGGCTGGTATTGCCCCTACTATGAATCAGACTTATGAGTATCTAAGACCTGCCATGAGATCAGGTATGATTACTACTGGTACTTTTATAGCAGCTGGTTCTGTGGGTGATCTTAGTCAATGTGAGCCATTAAAAAGACTAATCCTTAGTCCTGATGCTAATGGTATATACTCTGTAGAGACTAACCTGATAGATAAAAATAACACTATAGGGATGAGTGGTCTATTCATTCCTGAGCAGTGGTCTATGCCACCTTATGTAGATAAGTTTGGTAATTCAAAAGTAGAAGAAGCTCTAGCAGCTTTAGATGAGCAATTTGCACAATGGAAAAGAGATCTTAATCCGCAGGAATACCAACTCCGCATTTCTCAGCACCCTAGAAATATTGAAGAGGCTTTTGCATTTAGATCTGTGTCTTTATTTCCTCCACATCTGGTTTCTGCACAGAATCAAAGGATTGAAGAAAAGGC